CTAGGTGTTGTTAAACATTGGGGTTTTACTTATGATAAGTTATGGACATGGTGCAAAAAAACAGGTGCAGGCGGACACCCAAGAAATGCTACTGAACATTTAATAGAATCAAGCAGAGGTGCTTTAAAAAGCATAGGAAGAAATCAAAGTCCTTATAATAATTGGTTTGAGGCAAAAAAAGGTATTCATAGTGAAAAACCTGAACTAGCAAGAGATATAATTGATTATTGTTATCCAAATGCTACAAAAATTGAATTATTTGCTAGAAGAAAATTATTAAAAGAAAATTGGTCTTATTGGGGAAATGAGGTATAAGAATCAATAATGAAATCCGACATAAATAAGGCAGAAAAGAAGAAACAATTAGGCAGACCACATAAAGCTATAGATGAAAAAATATTAGCAAATCTAAGTCAGATTGGTTGCACACAAGAAGAAATAGGTAGCATTGTTGGAATATCTGCAAGAACATTACAAAGAAGATTTGCCGATTTATTAGAAGTTAATAAAAACAAAGGTAAAGCTAGTTTAAGAAAAAGAATGTACGAAAAAGCTATGAAAGGTAATGATAAACTTTTGATTTGGCTGTCTAAAAATTACCTAAACATGGTAGATAAAGTTCATACAACATCTACAACAGAACCCTTACCATTAATCATTGAGGCAAAAGCAGAAGAAGTAAAAGATTTGAATGGCAAAGAAAAAGGGTAATCTTTATGGCAAGGTCATAGCCTACGAGCCAACTTTTCACAAAACATCAATAGGTCGTAATCCAAGTAAAACTAAAATGAATAAACATAAACGAAGATCATTTAAAAAATACAGAGGTCAGGGTAAATGAAACGATCAAACTTTTATCCTAATGGTGAGTTTATACCCTACCAAATGCCTCAGGATTACAGACCATCACAAGGTAGAGGTTCATGTGGTAATTGTGGTATGTTCTCTCAAAGAAGAATGTTTTGCGGTGTATTTAGGACTCAAGGAGTAAAAGACACTTATGTTTGTAACAAATGGCGACCAAGACATTTTAGAAGATAATGGAACTAATAATTTTAAATGATGGTCTATATCAATTAGTTCCTGTAACAAAAGAAATACTAAAAGGCATAGAAATAATTAGTGAGGCAACTTGTTTTGATATGTGTGATATTTTAAGACTCAAACTTACAGGATATGTTGAGAGTATAAATCTTCATGTAATGAATGATGGTAGTGGTTATCTTTTTGGGTGCATTTGTAGATGATTAGTGTTATTTACAAATTATGTCAATTCACGGAAATAGAAAATTAAATAAACCTTTTAGAACACCATCAGCATCTAAAAAATTTGGTGTATTTGTAAGAAACAAAAGGACAGGTAGAGTCCAGATAGTTCGATTTGGTGCAAAAGGTATGCCAATAAGAAAAAACAATCCAACAAGACAAAGAATGTTTTTTGCTAGATTTAGACCTATCTTAGCAAAAGTAAAAGGACAGAAAACATTGAGTCCAGCTTATTGGGCAATCCAATCATGGAAAAAAGGATTTAAGATATGAGTAAAAAAGATGATACAATTAAAGTTAGTTCAGAGTCTAAGTTACAATTACCTTTAGCAAACTTAATTGGAATTATTATTGTAGTATCAGGTGCAGTATTTGGTTATGCAAATCTTACAGGTCGCATATCTGCATTAGAAACAGCAGATACTTTGATGGAAAGTGATCTTTTAAAAAAAGCACAACAAGAACCAAAGAACTTAGAAATGTATATGTTAATAGAACATTTAGCATCTCAAATAGAATCTATTGAAAAAGAGATAGAGGCAAGTAGATACAATAAAGTCAATATAGATCATTTAAAAGAACAAGTAGATAATATAAATAAACAAATAGAAAAATTAAGAAATGGTAGTCACTAATGGAAACAATTATAGCTTTATTGATGTTTGTAGGTACTGAACAAAAACTTATAGAAATGACTTATATGCCATCAATCTCAAAATGCCTTGAAAAAAAAAGGATTAGCACGAGGAATAGTAATGCTACCTTTATGTGTTCGAAAGTAAAAGCTGAATTAGATGCAGATAATAAAATACTTAGGATAGAAAAATTAAAATAATTTATGTGTATTAAAAATGATAGATTGGGTGTTAAAAAGAATAGAAGTATTTACAAGGGCAATATTCCATTGGACTTGGAGAGTTCAAATGCACCGAAAAATAAAAAGGAAAAAGTGAATGGAATTTGTTTTAACTATGGTTATGTGTGCTTTTGTAGAGGGTAAAACAACTTGTATGCAACCACACTCATTTGAAGATAAATATACAGATGCCTATAGTTGTATGCTTGATGGTTATACAAGGTCTTATGACAAAATCGTTGAATTAGGTAAAGATGATGTTAATAAATTTAATATCTACATAAAATTTGGTTGTAATGAAAATCACTCTAACAAAACCTCAACATCTTATATCATCATCAAATAAAAGGTTTAGAGTATTAATATCAGGTAGAAGATTTGGTAAAACATATCTAGCTATAACTGAGATGATGAAATATGCAGCAATACCTAATCAAAAAATATGGTATGTTGCACCGACATTAAAGATGGCAAAAGACATTTGTTGGTCTAATCTTAAAGAAGTTCTTAATCAATTTAATTGGATAGAAGATATTAACGAAACTACACTTACAATAACTATAAGAAAAACAAATAGTACAATATCTTTAAAGTCTGCTGATATACCTGACTCATTACGAGGTACAGGATTAAATTTTTTAATATTAGATGAGTTTGCAGATATAGATAAAAGAACTTGGTTTGAGGTATTGAGAGCATCAATATCAGATACATTAGGAAAAGTATTAATGTGTGGTACTCCAAAAGGATATGGTAATTGGTCTTATGAAATGTATCTAAAAGGTAAGCAAGATCCTGAATGGGATAGCTTTCAATTCACTACTTTAGATGGTGGAATGGTTACAGCAAAAGAAATAGATCAAGCTAGACAAGACTTAGATCAAAGGACATTTAGACAAGAGTTTGAGGGAACATTTGAAAATTATGCTGGTGCTATCTATTATAACTTTCACCCTGTTGAGTCTGTTGTAAATAAAAAATTAGATTGGAAAAAACCTTTACATATTGGAATGGATTTTAACATAGACCCAATGTCGGCTTGTGTTGCACAAATAGAAAAAGAAAAGATATATCTAGTTGATGAAATTGTAATTTATTCAAGTAATACTGATGAAATGGTGCAAGAAATAAGAGATAGATATGGAACTAAATTACCAATATTTATATATCCTGACCCAGCATCAAGACAAAGAAAAACCTCTGCTGGCGGAAGAACAGATTTATCTATTTTGCAAAATGGTGGCTTTACAGTAAAAGTAAAACACAAACACCCAGCGGTAAGAGATAGAATAAATGCTGTAAATTCTAAACTCAAAGATTCAAAAGGTATAAGACATATTTTTGTTAGCAATTCTTGCAAATATCTTATAAAAGGATTACAAAGACAAACATACAAGGAAGATACAAATATTCCTGATAAAGAAGATGGGTTTGACCACATGAATGATGCACTTGGATATATGATAGATTATATAAAACCTTTAGTAACCCAAATGCCAAGTTCATTACCAACAAGATGGAACATTAAATAATATGGCTTATACAAGAGATGATGCTTACGATACTCACAAAGATTACAAAGAAAATGTAAATCTTTGGGAATATTATATTAGGTCATATAATGGTGGTTACGATTATACAATAGGTCAATATCTTAATAGATATAATTTAGAACTTGATAACGAATACAATCAAAGACTTGGTAACACACCTTGCGATAATCATTGCAAAAATATCATACAAATTTATTCATCTTTTTTATTTAGGGTAAAAGCTAGTAGAGATTTTGGTTCTATGGCAGATGAGCCTAGTTTAGAATCATTTTTAAAAGATGCAGACTTAGAGGGTAACAGTTTTAATTCTGTAATGCGACAGGCTCAAAATTATGCGGCTATCTATGGTCATTGTTTTATGATTTTAGATAAACCATCAATACAAACAAGAACAAGAGCAGAGGAACTTAATCAAGAAATAAGACCATATATTTCAATCGTAACACCTGAAAATGTTTTAGATTGGAATTTTAAAAGAGAAGTAAATGGTAAATATTATTTAGACTATCTTAAAATTAGAGAAGAAGTAGATAAAGATGGTGGTACATATTTTAGATTGTGGTTTCCTGACCGAATAGAAACAATTTACTCAAAAGATGATCGGTCAGACCCAGCTATAATAGATACTGCCGATAATCTGATTGGCAAAATACCAGCAGTTATTTTATACAATTCCAAATCACACAAAAAAGGGATTGGTCAATCAGACCTTACAGACATAGCAGATTTGCAAAAAAGTATATATAACGAACTTTCAGAAATAGAACAATTAATTAGATTAACAAATCACCCATCTTTAGTAAAAACTCCAAGTGTCAATGCTAGTGCTGGTGCTGGTGCAGTTATTGAAATGCCTGAGGAAATGGAACCAAACTTAAAACCATATTTACTACAACCATCAGGTCAAAATCTAAATGGATTAATGGACTCAATCAATCACAAAGTAGAGGCTATAAATAGGATTGCTCATACAGGTGCAGTTAGAACTACAAAACAACAAGTATCATCAGGCATAGCTTTACAAACAGAATTTGAATTACTTAATGCAAGACTATCTGAAAAAGCAGACAATCTACAAATAGCAGAAGAACAACTATTTAGATTATATGCCATGTTTCAAAATGCTACTTTTGATGGCGAGATAAATTACCCTGACTCATTTAACATTAGAGATTATGCAACTGATCTAATTTATTACCAACAGGCAAAAGCTATGTCTATTGGTTCTCCTACATTTAACAAAGAAGTTGATAAAGAGATTGCAAGAGCAGTTGTAGATGATGACGAAAAACTAAATGAGATATTTGACGAGATAGATCAAAAAGCAGAGGTAGGTGAGTTCACACAAGACGAACCACAACAAGAAGATCAAGAAGTAGAGAGTGAAACTATATAACGAAGATTGTCTAAATATTCTTCCAACAATACCTAGAAATAGTATAGACCTTATTATAACATCTCCACCATACGATAATATTAGAGATTATAATAATTCATCTACATGGAATTTTGATATATTTAAAAAGATAGCAGATGAATTAAAAAAAACTTTAAAAGATGGTGGTGTTATTGTTTGGATTGTTAATGATGCAACAATTAATGGCAGTGAAACCTTAACTTCTTTTAAACAAGCATTATATTTTAAAGAAATAGGTTTAAATTTACATGATACTATGATTTGGCAAAAAGAAACATTTACAGCAGTTGGAAGTATTAAAACTAGATATGCACCCATATTTGAATATATGTTTGTAATATCCAAAAAAAAAATAAAAACATTTAATCCTTTAATTGATAGACTAAATAAATCTTATGGTAGAAAATATCATGGAACAATAAGACAAAAAAATGGATTTACAAAAAAAATATGTAATCAAGGCAGATTATTTAAAAAATTTGGTATTAGACACAATATATGGAAAATAAATACAGAAAAAAATAATAAAACTAATCACCCAGCAGTATTTCCAATCTCACTAGTGGAAGATCATATAAAAACTTGGTCAAATAAAAACGATGTAGTTTTAGATTGTTTTATGGGAAGTGGCACAACAGGAATAGCTTGTAAAAAATTAAACAGAAAATTTATAGGAATTGAAAAAGATACAAAATACTTTGATATTGCTAAAAATAGAATTGAAAGTATATTGATCTAATGTCAGATATAGTACAAAAATCAACAGAGTATAGAATCAAACAAATTGAGATAGCAGAGGCAAAATATTACAAAACTCTTGTAGCAACATTAGATAGAATAGAACGAGAAGTAGTATCATTAGCCAATAGAGATTTACCACAAACAGACGGAAAGTTAATTGAACTTCAAGCGGCTATAGCAATCAGACCAAAGATAAAAGCTATTGTTGATAGAGAATATCTTGGTTGGTCAGATACAGTTGTTAGAGAGGGTTTTACAAAACAAGCAAAGAGAATAGAAAAAGCATTTAAAAGAATTGGTAATATTCCTGTAGAGTTTCAAGAACTAACAAAAGGAGATTTAGCTTTAGTACAAAATTTAAAGCAACAATATTTTACTCAATTCAAAGATGTATCAAACACATTTACAAGACGACTATCAGAAAAGGTTTATCAGAATACTTTAGTTGGAAATGATTTTACAGAATTAGAAAAAGAACTTAGACAAACAATAAATGGTATTTATGCTAGTTCTGATGATGCAGAGGCAAATAGATTAGTAGATTATATAAATAGAAATAAATATGTAAAATCAAGACAATCACAAGTTGATAAAGCAATACAAACATTACAGACAAAATTTGCAAGAGATAGGGCTGGTGAAAACATGAAAAGATATGCTGGTCAGATATTAAACGACTCATTAAGAGATTTTGATGCAACCCTCAATTTTAATAAAGCTAATGATGCTGGTTTAACTTTTGTAAAATACTATGGAGATGTAATTCCAACAACAAGAGATATTTGCAGAAATATTGTAAATGGTGTAATAAAATCTAAACGACAAGGTGGACTTTTTACTATTGATGAAGTCAAGCAATTATGGGCTAGTAGATCATGGTCAGGAAAAAAATCAGGTAATCCGCTTGTAGTTAGAGGCGGATATAATTGCAGACATCAATGGAGTTATGTTAATCCTGATTGGTATAACAAAAAAGGCGAACTGATAATTTAAACATAGGAGAAAAAATGTCAGATGACAAACAGGTTAATCAACCGCAAAATGATGCACAAGAAGTTGTGGCTAAAGAAACTAAAACTGACGAAACAAAACCATCACCAACTTTTAATCAAGAAGATGTTGATAGAATAGTCAAACAAAGACTAGAGGCTGAAAAAGCAAAACATCAAAGAATGTTAGATGAAACAAAAAAAAAGGAAGAAGAAATCCTAAAAGAAAAACAAATACAAGAGGCTAAAACAAAAGCTGATTTAGAAAATCTTATGAAAGCGAGAATAGCTGAAAAGGACAAAGAGTTAGCTGATTGGAAAAGTAAAGTAAAAACAATCAATGTAGATAATTCTATCATGTCTTTAGCATCAAAAAATAATGCTATTGCACCTGACCAAGTAGTGTCATTATTAAAAAACGAAGTAAATTATAATGATGATGGTCGAATAGAAATACTTGATAATAATAAAAACATAAGGTACAACCCAAAAGGGGAACTACTTACAATAGAAGATCGTGTAAAAGAGTTTTTAGATGCTAACCCACATTTCCGAAAAGGGTCTTTGGCTGGATCAGGTTCACAGCATAGTATCGAGGGTAAAACTGTAAAACCATTTAATATTCAGGACTTAGATATGAGCAAGGCGGAAGATCGTCAAAAGTATGCTGAGTATCGCAAACAAAGAGATTCTGCTCCTGTTCAAATAAACTTAAACAATAAATAATATAAGGACAAACAATGGCAAACGAAAGCACAAGTTCTACACTATCGGAACTATACACAGAGATAGTGGCAGAGGCATTGTTCGTAGCAAGTGAAAGATCGATTATGAGACCGCTTGTAAGAAACTATGCTGTAACAGGTGGCGGAAAGTCAGTTGAAGTTCCAATATACTCTGCTGTTTCGGCGGCGGCTGTATCGGAGGCATCTGATTTATCTAACACAGCAATAGACCCAACATCAAAAACAATTACTTGTTCTGAGCATGGGATAATGACAACTTTAACTGATCTAGGAAGAAATGCGGCTCCAAGAAATGTAGCGGCAGATATTGGTAGATTATTTGGAGAGGCTATTGCAAAAAAAATTGACACAGACTTAACAGCTTTATTCGGTGGTTTTTCAACTACTGTTGGTTCAGCTAGTACAGCTATGTCAGCGGCTTTAATCTTCCAAGCAGTTGCAAAATTAAGAGCAAATGCAGTACCAGGAGATAATTTATCTGCGGTAATCCACCCACAAGTAGCATTCGACCTAAAATCAGGTCTTACAAATACTTTTGCTAACCCAAATCCAGGTGTTGGTAATGAGATTTTAAGATCATCTTTAGTAGGTCAAATCGCTGGTGTAAATATATTTGAAACCTCAAATATGGCGGACTCATCAGGTAATAATCCTGGAACAACAGGAGATTACAAAGGTGCAGTATTTCACCCTGATGCACTAGGACTAGCTATGATGCAAGACTTGAAAATCGAAACTCAAAGAGATGCGAGTTTAAGAGCAGACGAGATTGTTGCAACAGCAGTTTATGGTGTAGGTGAATTAAACGACACTAATGGTTGTGAGATCGAATCAGACTCATCAATCCAATAATAATTGGATACTTTGTGAGGGTGGGAAACTACCCTCACACTTTATTAAGGAGATTTTATGGATATTAAATTAACTAATGGTAAAAAAATAATAATCAAAGATAAAAAATATTATGAGGCTAATCTAAATCATTTTCAAAGAAATGGTTTTGTTCCTTTAGACTCAGTAAAAAAAGAAATTAAAAAGGCGACAGTAAAAGACATTTCTGATAAGGTCGTACAATTAAAACCAAAGAAGAAAAAAAATGTTAAGAAAACTAAAAAAAAAGATTAAGAAGTTTATAGATTGGTTTGTGGGTAATTTTTATGGCTAATTTTACAGGTGCAAATGTAATAACTGCAAGTGATGTTACTAAATATCAACCTGATGTTTTTGATTTTGGTATTGCATCAGGTTCTACAGAGGCTACAAATTATTTTACACAAACTACAAATGACATTTTAAGACAATTAAGAATAGAGTGGTTTCCAACTTACAAAACAAATGTCTATACAGATATTACAGTTTTAAATACTGTTGAGATGGAAAACACAAAAGTTAATTTAGATCAATTTGAAAGGGCTGGTGTATATTTATTTCTTGGAAGATTTTTACTACCAGCATTGACAAAGTTTAGACCTGAAACAGAAAAAGATAGATTTGAAAGAATGGGTGAATATTATATGTCAGAGTATAATAAAGAATTTAGGTCTATATTAGAAGATGGTGTTGAATATGATTCTACAGCAGACGGATCAATTGTATCTAATGAAAGAGAACCTTTACATGGATATAGACGATTGAATAGATAATGGTTTTAAGTGTTAAAATTAAAAATAATTCTAAAGCTATAGAAAAACGATTTAAAAGATTAGAAAAAAAATTTCCAAAATTAATTGATAAAGGAATACTACAAGGTGGATTTCAATTATTAGATATTATTAGAACTAAAACCCAAAAAGGTATTGATTTTAGAGATAGAAAATTTGCACCTTATTCAGATAGTTATTTAGAAAAATTGCAAAGAGAGGGTAAAAGAACTAATGTAGATTTATTTGATACAGGAAGAATGTTAGGTGCATTAACACCAAGTCCAAGAAGTGTAAAAAAATCAGGTAAAAATAAAATAACAGTTGGCTTTTCTAATTCACAAATGATTCAAAGAGCATTATTCAATCAAGTATTGAATGAACCTAAAAGAGAATTTTTTGGCTTTAATGACAGAACAGAAAAGATTATAAGTAAGCAATTTAACAGATTTATAAAACAAGAAATTGAAAAAACATTATGAGTAAAAGAGAAAATATCGCATCTAATCTTCTTACTGTCATATCAGCTATATCGAGTCCTGATATAAAAAAAGCTACAAGACAACCTTTTCAATTAGATGAATTATCAGATAAACAATATCCAGCAATAATAGTACAAACATCAGAAGAAACTAGAGAAGATCAAGAATTAGGAGATGGTGCAAAAACAAGGATTGGTACTATTGATTTTCTTTTATTAGGTTTTGTAAAAGGTGCAGAAGTCAATATTGACACAAAAAGAAATGAATTAATTACTGCTATTGAAACTGCTATAGAATCTGATATTACAAGAAGTGGTAATGCACTTGATACAGAAGTTATATCTGTAGAAACAGACGAGGGTACATTGTTTCCTATAGGTGGTATAAGAATGACTATTAGGTGTACTTACGAATTTCAAGCTGGGACACCATAGGGGATATTATGAACAAAGATAAAATTATTGATAAAATAGAAAAGAAAATTGATAGTGTAGAAAAATTGCACGATAAAGAATCTTTAATGTGTGAAGAAATTAAAGATTTACTTGCAGAACTTAGAGATGAAGAAGATGAGTCATTTGAAGATGAAGAAGATTTTGAAGATGATGAGGAAGAAGATATTGACGAAGAAGAAGAAAAATAATAAAAGGATTTATGGCTAAAGACATTAAATTATATAAAGATGGTAATGAGATAATTATTAACGAAACTCAACTTGAAAATTTTATAGATTTAGGTTGGCGGCAAGAACAAGATAAACAATTAACAAGTAAGAAGGACAAAACCAAATGGCAACACATCACGGAAAAGAAGGAGTAGTTAAAGCTGGTGGAACAGGTATAGGCGAACTTACAGGTTTCACTTTAGAAACTACTGCTGATGTAGTAGAGGACACACAATTATCAGATAGCACAAAATCATTTGTTGCTGGAAGATCATCATTTTCAGGAACTTTAGAAATGAGTTATGATGAAACTGATTCTCCACAACAAACATTAACCGCTGGAACTTCAATCTCTTTTGTATTGGGTGCAGAGGGAGATGGTTCAGGTGACGAAATTTTTTCAGGTTCAGGTATAATAACAGGTATGAGTGTTAATGTTGGATTAGATGCAATTACTACTAGATCAGTTACTTTTCAAGGAACAGGTACATTAACTAGAGGAACTGCTTAATATTAATTTATGTCAGTTATAGATAGAGTTAAAACTCATTTTGAAACTCTGCAAACAATAACTATCGAAGTTCCTGAATGGAAAGATGAGCAAGGAAA